TTATTAATTCCGCACAAGTAGCTCCTAAGTTAGTAATATTACCAATAACACTACCATTATTACAATTGAATTGCATTATACTTATGAAATTCAATGTATTTTTAATTTAATAGAATAAAAACAAAGCAAAATAAAATCAATTTTCCAAATTCAAATGCTAACTGGCTGCCATTTTTCTACCTTTATCCAGGCAGCATGTTCTTCATCTTGCATAGTTCCATATCCTTCTAGCAAGTGGCATTTTCCTAATCCTATCTTACCATATAACACAATATCAATATATTTAGCATTATCATAACCAATAGTGCAGAAGGTAATTGCACGTTCTCTCATCTCATCACGACCGGTTCCTTGATTGAAAATACGTTTCCAAGTTTTACAGCATCGATAATTACTAATAAGCCCTCGAAATCGCCATAGATATACCTGGTATTCTTCTTTTTGCCTATCTTTTTTCCCGTGTTTTTCACATTCTTTTCCTTGCGTTTGTGCGCCGTCTGTCCTACTATCTACACACAATGTGCGATATTTCTTAGTAGGTTCAGTATCACGGGTTAGATGACAACCACTTAGGAATTCGGAATGGCACCAATATCCTAGCCTGAAATACTCTAGCCGATTGATTTCATCTTGTTCTAGCTGTTCTAGAGCATTGGGTTCCTCTTCTGAGAATACTGGAACCTGTTTATTTGCTAAAGATACTAATTTCTGGCTCGCATCATCATATTGCCAAGGTGGATAGCCTCTCGTGAGCTGAATACCTAATGCTGCAGCTTCGCGATAATATACCCACCGTCTATAACTACTATTACAATTATTCAATGCAGATACCCAGAATTCCACTGGTCGATGTACTCGATTATATGCTAGTGCATAAACTAATTTAGCATATGAAATCGCATGACTTTTACAGAATGAATAAGCCTGTAAATTACACAGTTGTTCGTATATAAGACGTAACTTGTCTTCTGCAAAATCCGCGTGTTTCTGTTTAAGCTTAACTTGGAATTCTTGCATTTTCCACCTTTTACCTTTAGCGAATGCTTTACGATATACATCAGCATCTGCTTCACTACATCCTAGGAGACGCTGTATCAATTGAATTGCATCATCATCATAGATAATATAATCGCCTAATTGCACTCCACACTCTAGTGGCTTTTGGCTCTGCCTCGCAGTCGATATAGAAGCATTATAATCTGCTTGGATTGCTTGATAATCACGAAAATCTTTAAAATATGCACTTTTATGTTCTCTAGCAACAGGGCGGATGATTGCCAGAGCAAGGGCAATTCCTTGGATATCACATGGTCTTAAACATATAAGAGCCTTTCGCATAGCTCTGGATTCGGCGTATACAATGCCGATATTTTCACCTCTAGCAAGGGCGGCATATACTGTCGTATCCGCTGGGTAATCTTCAATAGCCCGGGTATCTATATCCCATAATTCAGTTAGTCCGCGGTTGCTAAGGATATCTATCTTGATAAACATGTAATCATCAACTTGGTCTTTATTTAAGCTAACCTGAGTCCAAGATACATCCGGCATTCTAGCATTGCCTTCCAGATGCTCCTCTAGTATATACTCTCGTGGAATAGGTTTATCAAATATTATAATTCCACCACAATGTAGTGAATAATGTTTGAACTCTCCATCTAGTTCCTCGGCACGTTTAAGCACTTTTGCACCTGCCATTATATCGGGTACATAATCCATAATATCAAAATCCTTAGGTATCATACCCTTTACACCGTTTTCTTTAAGCGCCTGCTTTAGGGCGGTTTTCTCACTATATTTTACGTGATTACTTATTCTAGCAACACGGGTGCCATAGGTCTTAAAGATTTCAGCATATATCTCATCGCGCCGGTTGCTAGGGAAATCCATATCTATATCCGGCAAATCATCACGTTGTGTATGCATAAATCTAGCTAGTGAAATAGATTCCTTTATAGGGTCAATATCTGTTATCCGTAGCAAATAACAGATTAGTGAAGAACCGGCACTTCCACGAATAATATGTGGAATTCCTAATCGGTTTGCAATTGCTAGGATATCTAGAACTTGGATAAATACTTTTGTAAATTGTTTCTTTTGTATTAGTCGAAATTCAGTTGCTAGACGTTTATAATAATTCTCTTCTGGTGGTGGTTGTCTCTGGAAAAGAGATATCAATAACTGCGCATCACTAGAATCTAGTATTGCATAGTGTTGTTTAATTTTCTTAGCTAGATTTTGATTTTTATTTTCAATTGCTTTCTTTGTAAGATTGCTTACTAATACATCTAAATAATTTAGCTTGCTACGGATATTAAATCTATCTGGAATGCCAGGTAAAGGCGCACAATATTGATTCAAATCTGCAGGTGGCCTATATTCTGGCGGTAATGGTTTTATTTCCTTTTTATTTGATGATATTTTAGTTTCCTCTTTAGTTTGGCCTTTTGTTGGTTTTTCTAGTTTGCATTCTAAATTACCACTTTTAGTAAATACTAACTGACTTTGAATAAATTTGCCTGATTTCATCTAAATATACCCTACCGAAAGCGACAGCTTAGACTATGGCTTAAGGGTACTGATTGAATGTAATTATAACCCGAAGGGGAGTTAATGGACTAATATTTTTATACTTTTTACGAGTAATAATATATTTAGTTTTCGGTCATAAACTAGTCGCAGGCTAATAATTATTTGGGAACAAATAAATATAATCATCAATTTTTTTGTTAAATATTAGGAAAAAAGTAAATAAATTATAGAAAATTGATTATTTTAACAGATATTATTTAATTATTTTCGTCCATTTTGGTTCGGTTGAGAAATGGCAGCTGAACCAGGTAATCTATTTGTCTTTCCCCGGTGGGAGGATACACAGACCGCAAATACCTTCTGTGCCAAGTGCGACAAGCATGTCATCAAGTGCGCATGCCAACGTCCAAGCCGCAAGATTACACTAACAAGCCGATACCAGTCACAACTTTCACATGTTAGAGTTCGGAAGACCAAGGAGCATATCAGACAAACCACATTCAGCAATGAGCCTATTTCGCAGGTAGATATGGAGCTATCATATACCGGTCTAGAGGGTTTGGAACTATTCACTGACATGGATTCTGCATCCGGAGCTGATTTTGAAAACCTTGCAGAGTCTCTAGGCATTAGTCAAGACACACAAACATCGGCACCTCTGAATCTGGAAGAAATCATGGGCGGTTCCAAGGATTCTAATGAAGAAGCATCGTTCATTACAGCAATTGCAAATGGGTTAAAGATGGATTGTGAACTTCCTTTTCTCAGTCAAGCAGAAACTGAAGAGTTCCTTTTATCTCAAAGTTTAAGCCTTTAGAGGATAGTTTCCATACCATTTTCTAATTTTTTTTTTTGGAAAATATATTTTTTTTTGAAATAAAATTGATTTATCGAAATCACAATAAGAGCAATATTTTTTCAAGTCCAATTTACTTGCTTGCTCCAATAAATCATGTCTGATTCTGGATATAGCAAAGCATTTATGAAGAACTTTCTTAGCGATACCACCAGTGGAGCGGCAGCTGAATTTGTTTCTCCTGCACCAACCTACAAGCTACTATTTGTGGTCGACGGTACTGCCTCCATGGGACCATGGTTTGCAGCTACCAAGACCGCTAGCATCCAACTATCCTACATTAAGGAACTTACTGGTTTCAATATCATAACACAGTTTGTAATCTTCCGCGATTATACTCTGCGCTATATGGACCGCTATAATCGAGTTTTGGTTCTTCCAAATTCCGCTTCCAAGCGATTGGAGACTAGTCCGGAGTTTAATGATGTGTCTCAAGCTATTCGATTTCTTAACAGCATGGATGTCTATGGTAATACCGATACTGAGGAGGCAGTCAAGACTGGTCTTCATAGTGCACTGCCTCTGATTACTGAGAACACTATTCTATATCTGGTTACGGATGACTTGCCACATGATGATGTGGATTTCTTCACTCTACCACTCCCACATGGAAAGACTACTCAGACGTCTGCATTTCAATACTACCGCGATGTTGCTGCGAATCCTTCTAGATATAACGCCACAACTGCTGCAGTTCCTAATAGGATTCTAGAGGCTGCAACCATCGGCCAAGAGCAATCAACATGGAGCAATCTAGTAGCACATCCAAAGTTTAAGATGCTACGTCAACAACAACAAATCTTTGTATTGACAAATTCGACATCTAGCAAGATGACAGAACAGTATACTCAACTAGGTCTAAATGTCGTTCTTAAGAATACCAATCCAACTACTATTTCGAATGTGTTTATCGGTCTCTTTATGAATCTAACTGGCATTCCTTTTACTAGTGATTACTCTGTGCTTTCTACATTATACATCTATGGGAACGAACATACATTAGCCCATATGAACATGAAGAATGGTCGATTGGCAGGTAATTGTTTCATGCCTTATGAAGCACCACCTGCTGACTCGGATGGTATGCTATTCCACTCTGTACCTGGTCTGGAAATCAATCTAACGACATTCACTGCTAAGTTCAAGAGTGATACCGATTTCAAGAAGAAGGTCTTCGCCATCTTGGATAAGATTTTCACTCCTGAACTTGTTATGTGCCTCACCACCAGTGCTTTTTGGGGAAAGGTTTGGCGAGAGTGTTGTAAGGTTAAGGATTATTCACCTTTCTATGCATTAAAGGATAAGCTCAGCGCTCTAGTTCGTGAACCGAGACTACCTGGATTGAAGAAGTGGGTGGATGATTCTTATAACTATATCCAAGAAGTATTGGAATTTTTCAATGAATCGATAGCAGCTTACTTTGCAGGCGCCAACGGCTGGAGGGATTATGTTATCCTGATGGTTAGCACCAACAACCAGATTTCTCGAGATGAGGTTCTAGCTATTGCTCGTGGTGCACGTAATCTGAAGGCTCTAACGGAGTTCATTAAGTCTATTCAGCTTGTTGAATACTGGCCGGATAAGACCAAGATGGATACCGTTCCTAACACAACTGGACGGCCACGAGTTAATACTCTTCCAAAGAATTATGTTCCATATTGCCTGGATACCAACAAGCTATTCCTGTATTTGCCACATTTGATGTGTGCAGGAACCCTATTTAGCATGTTCCCTGCATGTGTACTGGCAATTCTCGCATTCCAATCTGACAACCCTGTTTTCAAGACTCGTGCTGAACGCTATCTTGCAAACATGATTGGTCGGTGGATTCCAATTGAGGAAGGCAAGAAGAACCGGGAACTACTATCGGAGTTCGTTAACACTCGATTCATTCGGCTAGTTCGTGACTTTCCTCAATTCTTCACTGCGGAGGAGCGCAGGTTCTTTCAACCACTTATGAACCATGTTCTAGTAAACTCGTTATTGAACCTCGAGATTAATGTGGATTTGTCCTGGATTCCTATTAAGGGCAACCTCTATGCCGACCAGAAACATGATTGTGCTGATTGTGGTATGAGCCGGTCTTTCACACTTATGGTTCAACCAGATAAGTGCGCTCTATGCCTTTATCCGGAACTCTCTAAGCTTGGAGATTGCAATTCCACATTGAAGTCATACATGGTTATGTGTAGCAACCCGGAGTGTCGGTGCTTCTATGCTGTGGAACACGTTAAGCGATTGGTTTCCCGTCCTAAGTGCTATCCTTGCAGGAATGGACTGGCTCCACAGTACACTACTTGTGGACGATGCAAGAATCGATTCATTACACCTTGTGAGATTCTTACTATGCCTACATCAAGTGATGGTGCAGCAGCAGCTTCCCAATGGCTATGTGCCATGTGCGAGAGGTGCCCTAGCGAGGCTATTTCACAGGTCCCTCTTACATTGGAGACAATTCTATCCGAACATCCTGAGATGATGCCAATGATGGGTCTTACAGCTGATACACCACTCCGTCTAGATGGATCACTGTTTAAGAATATGGATTCTATTCATGCCGTTCCAGATGGTGCTACTCTACTTAATCCTGTCGCACCCGAATTTGCCGATATGCGTATCATTGACCGACCAGCTCACAAGATTCCTGCGCTTTTCGACCATATCCGCGAACAAGTGGAAACCGGCGAGCATACCAAGGATTGTTGCTTCTGCTATGAACCAACTCATATTAGCCAATTACATCCTCTCTGTGGCAACTGCCGCAATCGAGTGTGCAAGCCTTGTGGTGAGCGGCACTATGGCGCTATCACCCCAGGCAATCTGGTAAATCCGACTCAGATGCATTGCCCTATGTGCAAGCGCAAGCCTACTCGCAAGGTTATTAATGGATATAACCAGCATTTTCGCTATTTGATGGGAACAGCACAACACGTGTTCGATCCACATGCCTTCTATGCCTGGTGTATTGATTGCAACCGTATTTGCGAGGCCGGACAAATGGCTTGTACCGGAGATGGTCAGATGCCAGATTATAATGGCGAATACAAGTGTGATGATTGCCGTGCCGCAACTGCCGCTTCAATTCTAGGTGCTGCACCATCAATCAATGCTAAGAACTGCCCAGAGTGCGGTGTTGCTACAGAAAAGGCTGGCGGTTGTAATCATATCACTTGTCCTAACCGCTCTTGCCAGGCACATTGGTGCTGGATTTGCTTGGCCGTATTTCCCTATGACCAGCTGCATACTGGCTCCGACCAAGACATCTATGAACATATGACCCACGCACACGGAGGCTGGTGGGGCAATGATGATGGGCAAGATCAAGGTGCCGCTGAAGGATATGATTGAATAGTATTTCTATCATATTATTTTTTTATTTCTTTTTTCCATAAAAAAATAAATTATAATAAAAAAAATCAAAATCATTGCAAAAAAATGGACGATATTCCTAGTTAGATAGAAATCCAACCTCAATACCTGGAAACTTATCTTTTATTTTTTTAAATGTTCCATAATGGCATTTATCATTTGTCATAATTTCGCGTCTAATATCAACCATTACTTTTTTCATACTGCTAGGAAGAAATACTAAATTCTTTTCTAAATCAAAATTTTGATGAACGACTAAATATTCCAATCCAGACGGTAAAATACTAATTATTTGATTATAAATTTTTCCAATATATAATTTCTTTAGTTTAGGAGGCCATTTGATATTGCTAGAATTGAAGAATTCTGCTCCATCAAAATTATCTGGTAATGCTAGATAACTTAAATAATCCAAATAACTAAAATCTATATCACATATTACATCATCATGTACTTTATCTAATATCAATATTTCTAATCCTAGTGGTAATTTATTTATTTTATTTACATATAAATAATAAGAACGTGAATTATAAATATTCCAGTTGCTAGATTTAGTTTTAAATATTAGTATCTTAATACTATCTGGTAAATTATCAATACTATGACAAAATTGCTCTCCAATTTCTAATATCTCAAGACCTTGAGGTAAGTTATCAACAGGAATATCTACTTTTGCACCAGTGCGTAGTACTTTTAAACCTGTAGGTAAATAATCTAATGTTAGTTCGTATTTGAATTTATAACCAATATCTAGATATATTAGTTCTCTAGGTAAATTGGTAATATCCAAATCTAGTTCTTGGTCGAATACCAAATTGCTTGTACCCTGTAAGATAATATGTTCTATATGTTCTGGTAGCATAGTGAATAACTTATTTTCATCCATAAAGTTATCATCAAATAATAATGTTTTAGATTCTGTTTTCATTTTCAATACGTCAAT